GATCTGCGCGGCCGTTGCTATGGCTATGGTCTGCCACTTCGCGACTCGCGGAGAAGCGGAGTACGACATCGTAGTCGGATAAATCGGACATAGTGTACAATATGCACTAATGGGACTAAAAGAATTCTTCTTAGGGGCTCCATCTGTGGCTGAAAAGTTCACCGATGTAGAGGCCTCTCTACAACCTTTCAATCTTTCAACTTCTGTGTATGGATTGCTTAATGCTCCTACAACAGTCGATCGCGCATCTGCTATGTCGGTTCCAGCGGTCGCTCGCGCCCGTAACATCATCTGCGGAACTATCGGATCGCTTCCACTAGAGCAATACAACAAGATCACAGGCGCACACGTCGAGCCTTTAAGAGTTATCAATCAACCAGACCCACGCGTCTCAGGATTCGTAGTTTACAACTGGCTGGCTGAAGATATCTGGCTGTATGGGGTCGGGTTTGGACTCGTGTTAGATGCTTATGCAGAAGATGGCCGCGTTCGCTCCTGGACTCGCATCGATCCACGTCGCGTCAATCCTAAGTACAACCTAGCGATGAACGAGATCGAAGGATACGAAGTCGATGGCAAACTTGCTCCTATTGCAGGAGTCGGTTCTGTAATTCGCTTCGATGGCGCAGATGAAGGCTTCATCAATCGCGCAGGTCGCACAGTAATCGCTGCAATCGAACTAGAAAAGGCTGCTCTCTCATACGCTAAAGAGCCAGTCCCATCAATGGTTCTTAAGAGCAACGGAACAAACTTAACTTCAGAGCGCATCGCTAAACTTCTCGAAGCATGGCGCAATTCTCGCGCAACTCGATCAACAGCATTCCTCAATGCAGATGTTGAAATGCAGTCCGTTGGATTCGACCCTAAGAGCCTTCAGCTCGTAGAGGCTCGTCAATATGTGGCGTTGGAGATAGCACGAGCCTCAGGCATTCCTGCTTACTTCCTTTCAGCAGAGACAACATCGATGACCTACTCCAACGCTACTTCTGAACGTCGTTCACTCGTGGACTTCTCGCTTCGCCCAATCTTGGCTGCGATCGAGAGCCGTCTATCACTTCCAGATATTTGCCCTTCAACTTCTGAAATCCGATTCGATTTAGATGACTTCCTTCGCGGAAATCCTTTAGAACGCGCTCAGGTTTATCAGATCCTAAACACAATCGGCGCGATGAGCGTTGAACAAATCCAAGAGGAAGAGGACCTAATCCGATGAAGATCGAAGTCCCAATCACACTAACAGCTGCGGATTCACAATCTCGCACAATCTCTGGCCAGATCGTTACATGGGGCGAGCAAGGCAACACTTCTGCTGGTCCAACTATCTTCGCTTCAGATTCCATCAAGTTTAACAAGAACATCAAACTTCTCCTAGAGCATGATCGCACACGTCCAATCGGCAAACTGATTGCACACGAGATCACCGATTCAGGCATCGTTGCAACATTCAAGATTGCTGAGACTGCGGCTGGAAACGATAGCCTTATCGAAGCATCTACAGGACTTCGCGACGGATTCTCAGTCGGCGTCAAGGTCGATGCATGGGACAACCAAGATGGCGTCATGGTCATCAGCAAGAGTTCGATCGTAGAGACGTCACTCGTCACCGATCCAGCAATCGATTCAGCGCGTGTTGCTGAAGTCGCTGCATCAGAAGATTCTGCGCCTGAAGAGGTAGCAGATGCAACCCAACCAACAGAAGGAGAACAAGTGTCCGACACTACCGTTCAAGAAGCTCCTGCCGTAACTGAAGCGGTAGAAGCGACAAAAGTAGAGGCTGCTGCTCCAAAGCCAGCATTCTACGCAACTCCACGCATCAACACTAACCTCACAGCAGGTCAGTTCCTTGAGGCAAACATCAAGGCCGCTATGGGCGATGACGAAGCACAAACTCTCGTCAAAGCAACTAACGACACTTCAACAAACACAGGTTTAACACTCGCTCCACACATGAACGAGTTCATCACAACTTCAATCGATGGCCGTCCAGCCGTAGATGCAGTTTCTCGTGGCGTATTGCCAGCATCAGGAATGTCTTTCACAATTCCTAAGCTCGGAACTGCTCCAACAGTAGATGGATCTTCAACAGAAGGTGAAGCACTTGGCGGAACTGAGATGGCAAGTACATACATCACAGTTGATGTTAAGAAGGCGGCTGGACTTCAGACGATCTCGTGGGAGCTTCTCGACAGAAGTTCACCTGCGTTCTACGATGAACTCATCCGCGAACTCAACTTCGCTTACGCAAAGGCAACAGATCAGGCTCTAGTAGCAGCTCTCGTCGCTGGTGGAACACAGGCTTCAACACAGGCTGCAACAATCGCAGGCTTCAAGGCTTATGTCGGCAAGGAAGTTCCAGCCGCTTACGCAGCAGCAGGCAAGTTCGCTAAGAACATCATCGCTAACACAGCATGGTGGGAGACAATCATCTCAGCAGAGGACACAACAAACCGTCCACTCTTCACAGCAGCACAGCCATCAAACGCTCCAGGAAACGTCGGCGTAAACTCAATCACAGGTAACGTAATGGGTCTAAACCTATTCGTCGATCCTCACATGACTACAACAACTCTCATCGACGATTCAGCATTCCTCGTCGTTCCAGAGGCAGTCACATTTTACGAGGCCCCAAAGACCCAAGTTCAGGTCCAGGCTCTCGCGAATGGTCGCTTGCAGGTGGCCGTCTATGGTTACTACGCAATCGCAACAAAGGTCGGCGCAGGCGTTCGTCGCTTCAACCTTACCTAATAACTAACTAAGCATGGGGGGGCGGTTGCTCCCGATCGCTCCCCCAGTCGTTTACCGAGAGGATAGAAATGCCAACAATTATCACGGCTTCCGAGCTTAGATCGACGCTTGGCGTTTCTTCCTCTCTGTATTCGGACGCGGTTCTATCAGACATCATCGATAGTGCAGAGGCGATCATCCTGCCAATGCTCGTGACTTATTCAGTCGCCATCGATGCAGTCTCGCTTAACAATAACGTCGCATACTTCTCAACAGTTCAGATGAATCCATTCGGAGAAGGCCAGTCCGTAGTCATCACAGGATGCGGTAGCCCTTTCAATGGTACTCGAACAGTCACAACAGACTTACTCGATGACTCAGCATTCTCAGCGGCTATTACTAACGCTGATATCATCTCTAAGAACATCATCCCATCAGGGTTGGCTACCCTTACTGGTGCATCGACTTATGTCGGAAATAGCGCAGTAGAATCAGCCGTCCTAGTCGTCTCTGTCGAAATCTTCCAGAGTCGCACAGCAGCAGGTGGACAGATCGAAGGCGTGGACTTTAGCCCTAGCCCATTCCGCATGGGCCGATCACTTTACAATCGCTGCGTTGGTCTCTTAGGTAGCCTCGTCGATGTCGGAACGATCGCCCAGTAATGCCAGCCTCAACTATTCTTTCAGCAGTTCGCACTCCACTTGCCACAGCACTTGGATCAGTCGCAGCTAACGTCTTCTCATACGTCCCAGAGAACGTCCCAGTCCCGGCGGTAGTTCTCGTCCCATCTTCACCATACATGGAGTTCGACACGATCAGTAGCGATACTTTCCGATGCAAACTGAACTTCACTATATCTTGCTGCGTGGCTTACTCAAGCAATCCAGCATCGCTCGACAACATCGAGCAACTTATCGAAAGCGTTGTTCTCGCCATTCCAGCAGGTTATGAAGTGAGCGATGTTCAACGACCAACAGTCACTCAAGTAGGCGCAAGCAATCTGCTCGTAGCCGATATCGTCGTTAGTACACACTACACGCGAACAGTCTAAGGAGACAAAATGGCAACAACAGTTATCACAGGTCGCGATATCTCGCTAACAATCGATAGCAAGGCGTACGGCGATCAAACAACTTCAACAACACTTCAGACCAGCCTAGAGCGTAACGCTTACGAGACAATCGACGGCAAGGTTTTCTACGCGCTAGACACAACAGCAACTCTCTCAGTAACAATGCTTGCAGACTGGGGCGCAGCATCTTCACTCTGTGAGGCGATGTGGACAGCGGCTTCATCTGCTCCAAACACTTCACTTGCTTATACTTTCACAGCAGCGACAGGTGCAGTATTCACAGGCAACGTTCTTCCAGTATTCCCAGATGCTTCTGGAACTGGCAAGGATGCACAGACAATCACTTTCGTTCTTCAGGGAACAGCAAAGCCAACACTAACCATCTCATAATCTAAACCAACGGGAGCAAAGATGAAAAAAGCAATCACAATTACATATCGGTCCGGGGATCAGGCTACTTATGTGGCCTATCCACCAGACTTCGCAAAATGGGAACAAGCTAGTCAGAAGTCAATCT